CAAAAACGTTCGGCGATGCCATGTCAGCCCCCCAACCCGAAATAGCTCATGCCGTCCCGCTTGGCGCCGGAGACAACCTTGTTGAGCGTGTTGGCCCACAGCCCGCCGCGATACATCTGCGCCCCGGCGCTGGCCTCGCCCTGACGGGACAGCGCGTTGCCGATGTTGGCCGTCGAGAACTGGCCTGCCTGCGCGGTCTGGCCTGTTGCGGTCTGGCCAACGCCGGCAATCGCGGCCAGACGGTTAAGGCGGTCCTGCTTGCGCTGGTAAGCCGCGCCATAGCCCGAGGCTGCGTAGTCCGTGCCGAAGCGCCCTGCCGCTTTGATGGCTTGGCCCGACACTCGGCCGCCGCCTGCCGCGATGCGCTGATTGATGGCGCGCTGGCCCTGCTCCATGCCGAACTGGTAGCCGGGGTCTTCCATCACCTCGGCGCTGGTCACGGGCGTGTCGATGTCGCCCGCCAGGCGCTGCAAGGCGTTGATGCCCTGCTCACGGTACGGGGCGAAGTCGGCTCGCGTCGTGTCGTACTGGCGCCGGTTCTCCGCAATCTCTGCGGCCGATGCCTCGCGCATCGTGTTGTCCGCGCGCTTGGCGGCCTTGTCCTGAAAGATGCCGCCTACGATGTCGCCTACGAAGCTCATGCAGCCTCCTGATACTTGAATTGCTCACCGCTGGGCACGAAGCCAATGCGGCCGATGAACTCCCGGCAGTCGTCCTCGCCGGGCTGTAGCGTGGTGGCCTTGCCGTAGGCCAGCATTTCGCGGATCAAGCGCCGCGACGCCCAGCGCCCGCGCCACTCGGGCACGATGCCGAGATGAATCACGCCATCACGCGCGAACAGCGCACCGATGACCCGATCAGCCACCACGGCGATAACCCGCCAGCCCTCGCACGCCGCGCGATAGGCCGACTCCATGCCGGGCACGCGCTCGCGGTAGGCCATCCAGCCCGCCTCGATGGCTTCCTGCCTGCGGGTTGGGTCTAGGCGGATCATGCGGAGTACACCGAGCCGCTGAGCATGTGCGCCGTGATGCTCGTTGCCGCGCCAGCCAGGCCCTGCACCTTGGAGCCGGCCGGCATGATCGGAACGTCCCCGTCCAGATAGTCATTGGCCGCGATGCTCTTGGCCTTGATGAAGGCGTTCGCATCGCTTGCCGTGCCAGCGGCTGGGACGGCGTAGAGCGTCGCCGTGACAGCCCCGCCGGTCGTGTTGGTCAGCCGCATGCGCCCACCGCGCAGGAGGTTGGTTGTCGGCGTTGCCGCAACGGTCACCAAGTCCGCCGCGCTGGTGGTCAGCACGGTCGGGGCCATGAAATTGGAATAGCTCGTGGTCATGCGATGCGGTCCTCAAGGTCGGTGATGCGGCGCTCCAGCGGGCGCAGGGCTGGCGCCGGCTCGATCTGGCTGCGCAGCTCGTCCAGCTCGGCGCGGAGCCGATCGTTGTCGCCGCGCAGTGAGGCCAGGGCCTGGCGCAGTTCTTCAACACCCCGCATCGCCTCTTGCGCCTCGGGGCTGGATTGAGGCGCGGCCAGCGCGTCTAGGATGGACTGCGCGAAGTCGGCAAGCTCTGTGTTGCTCAGCGCTTCGGTCTTGCCGACCCGAGCAAACAGGTCGAAGAAGTAGCGGACAAACTCAGGGTGCTGGCGGACTTCGACCGTCTGGCCGTTGAACGTCGCCAGGCCAATCGGCACGCGTGCGGTGGGCTGGGTCAGCTTGCGGCTCATGCGTCCACCGCCGCTTCATAGATGGTCGTCGGCCCCGCGCCGTTCCAGCGCAGGCGAAACACACGATACACCGCCGAGCCGAGGCCGAGCCAGCGAATGCGCTCCGTGCGCTGGCCCACGGCGCCCAAGGTCTTGCGCAGCGGAGAGCCCCACACATAGCCGCCGTCGTTGGACAGCTCCAGCGTGACGGCGCCGCCGTTGCCGGTGGTCATGGAGACTTCCAGGCCGCGATAGCTCAGCGGCTCCAGGTTTCCGGCCGTGAGATGAGGCCAGGTGCGCTCCAGCACCATCTGTTCGCCACCGATGGTGTCAATGGTCTTGTCAATCACCGACACCGTGGCGCCAGAGGTGGCGAGGTGCAGGTTGTCGAAGTAGCTGATTTGGTCAACCGGCCACGGCGCCCACTCGCCCGCCACCATGCGGGCCTGTTCGTGCCACTGCTGGGTAGCGAGGTTGTAGACCCACGTTGTGGGCATGCCGGGAATGTTCAGCCCGACGAACTCCGCGCCGTCGATCTGATAGGCCCACATCGACGCGCCGCTGATCGCAGAGCCGGCGCTGGCAATGGCCTGCTCTACAGCGTCTTGGCTCACGCGCACCGGGGAGTGGCCGCGCATCTCGTAGACAAGGCCAGAGCCACGATCCGTGCAGCCGATCCAGAACATGGAATCGGACGTGACCGTCGCCGCGCGCAGGCCAACGCAGCCGATGTCAATCGGCGTGGAGTTGTAGCGGGTCAGCGGGAAATCCGTATCGCCCGTGTAGACCCACACTTCAGTGCTGCGCTTGTTGAACAAGTACAGCTCTTGTTTCAGAACGCGGTGCGTGACGATGTTGTCCGGCTGCGCGTCCGAGCTGCTGAAGTCCAGCGCGTCGAAGCTGGCGCCGTCGTCAATGGCGCTGATGTAGAACTGGTCGGGCGCGTCATCGGGCACAAAGACGAAGGTGCCGTTCAGCTCTTCCACCCAGCTCGACCCGCGCCAATCAGGGTCGGTGATCTGCGCCAGGGTGTTGTTGGCGAAGGTGTAAACGTAGCCGTTTGGACCGTCCACGATGACAAGCTGATACAGCCCGTTCTTCATGGAGACGAAGCCCGACGAACTGGCGAGCGTCCCGCGCACGGTATAGGTGCCGTTGCTGGCGACTTCGTACAGCGTTGAGCCTGCCACGACAAACCAACGCCCCTCATCGGTCGTGTAGGTGCCGCGGATGTCAGCCGGAAAGGTGACGATGGAGCGCAAGCCTTCAACGCTTTCCAGCACCAAACCGCTATCCACGGCCCGAAGCCGCAGATTGACCGAGCGCTGAACGCCGGTCTTGCGATCGGAACGCTGGTAGCTGGGGCCGATGGCGTTGACGATCTTGCGGCCAGCCATCAGTTGAAGCCCGTCAGGATGTTGCCCAGGCGCTGGCCGCCGTTGATGATGGCGGGCTCCATGGCCCGCGCCGCGATGCGACGGCGCGCAGACACTGCCTTGCGCGTGGCAAGCGGCAGCATCTCGGGCGCCAGAGTGGGCGCCATCTTTTCGGCCAGCAAGTCCTCAAGCGCCGACTGATAGCCCGCAGGCATGCTGTAGTCGGCGTCCAAGTCAGCAAACGTGGCGGCAGCCTGCTTGGTCCGCAGCGTGATCGTCTGCCCGGCTGCGGCGGGGTACAGGTAGATCGTCGCCGCGCCATCGTGCGCGTAGAACTGAGGGATAGAGGCCGTGGCCTTGACGGTGATCAGCTCGTATTGACCCATCGTGATGGGGCTCATGGGCGTGTCTTGCCCGGCCGCGTACTGCACTGATGCGCCCAGGATTTCATCGCCGCTGGCAAGCGCGGGCCATGCCACGCCGAGTTGTGCGCTCGCGCCAGTGATGGGGCTGGAGGTCGTGAACACCTCGCGCCACAGCAGCCCCTTGGAGCCGTTCATCTCGTCCACGATGGAGCCGAGCGCATCAAGGCAACGTCCGAAAAGGTCGGCGTCTTCCTGCTCGCCTGGGCTCAAGCGATTGAGGCCAAACGTAAGGGCGTTGCGGATGATGACGCGGGCTTTTGCCATTACTCAGCCTTGCGGGGGCGGCCCGGCTTGCGAGGTGCTGCGCCGTCAGGGATGGCGAGGGGTTGCAGAGGAGAGGACTGTTCCTCGATGCCCTGCGGCGCAGCAGCGGGAGCGGCCTTGACGAGCGCGGGCAGATAGCCGGCCACAGTCAATGCCGCGTGTTCGGATTCGTCGTTTGCCACCGCATAGCCGATGGCTGGTGCGGGCAGACTGACGTTGAGCGGGTACATGGGTTCTCCTTGACTTATGCAAACGCGCCGCGCAAACTGATTGCATGACGCACCTTGATGAATTCGGCCTTGAGCCACACACGTCTGCCACTGTTCATGCTGGCGACCGCTTCGGCTTCTGCCTTGTGCTGTCCACCGGCAAAGAGCCGGGCACGTACAAATACAGGGCCGTCTGCCTGTGCGACTGCGGCGTCGTCTTCGCCCCGATGTGCTCGGGCTTGCGCAACGGCACCACGAAGTCGTGCGGCTGCAAAAACCGCGCTGACACAACGCGCCACGGACTTTGGAAGAGCCCGCTTTACAGCACTTGGCAGCACATGCTCCGTCGCTGCAATGAACCGTCCGACGCCAAGTACGCCGACTACGGAGGGCGCGGGATTTCCGTGTGCGCCCGTTGGCATGACATGCGCGCCTTTCATGAGGACATGGCGCCGACGTGGCGGCCCGGCACTACGCTAGAAAGGCGCGACAACAGCAAGGGGTATGAGCCCGGCAACTGCGAATGGGCCACTGCCGCGAAACAAGCCCGGAACAAGCGCAACAACATCGTTGTGACGCTCGACGGACGAACACAAGTCCTGAAGGACTGGTGTATCGAACTCGGCGTCTCGTATGGCATGGCGCGTTCCAGAATCAAAGACATGGGGTGGGAGCCCGAGCGAGCCCTGCAGCTCCCAC